TACGAATTTTACCACACTAGTCTAGAGGAAGTGTAAGCCATCACGCTTCGGCGTTTGATGGTGCTTGGACCTGGGACGAACTCCCAGTAGAGCCGACTAGATCGAGCCACTCAATGAAGGGTGGATAGTGTGACGACTTAGCTTTACTAGTCGTGGGCCCCACGTGTTTGCGCACAGGGCAGGGCCCAAAGTGGTTTGTGTCGGTTTGCTGCACTATGTCGAGGAGACAACTTAGCTTAAAACGTTGATCGTTTAGCTATGGTTGTTCGATTTATGTGCGGTATTCAGAGAACATGACCTTTACCACATGCTATAATAGAACTTGATGGTGTCTATTAAACCGTCTTTTCTCGGTTAGACGGGTTGTTAAACTGAGATATCCCAATTGTAGGGAGAAAAATTTACGATCCATGGAGTACAACATTAGTGTTTCCAAGTCCGGAGAAAGACCGGGTGGATCCCCGTTGGGTGCGCAAGGACTGTGTCCAGAAGAGAAGAGGTTACCGCCTCGGGATTCTACGCACAAAGGAGTCAACGGGCGAAGTGCCACGGGCAGGAAAGCTGCGACGTTTGAGGAGTCCAAACATGGTGATGGGGAACAGGAGACTGTTCTCATAGGCGCCAGTGAGGAGACCAAGGATATGAAGCTAGAAACCCCTAGGAAGACTGCGTCAGATGATGATACTGACTTCTTTGTGGCCGATGAATTTGAATATCGGCAACCAAAGAAGTTAAAGACTGTTGTGACCCGCTCTGCGGAAGAGGCACAACTTCGTGGGAAACCTGAAGTGTCAAAGATTGACAGATCGGGGCGTGGTGGCGCACGTTCAAAAAAACGCCAGTGCTTGATAAATGCGTCTTTATCAAACACGGATGCCCAAGACGCTGGTGTAGGCGATGTTGCACCAAAAATCCAAAAAGACCTTCAACCGGTTGGGGTTGTTAAGGCCGAAGCTGACGGAATACCATCTCAGGCATATCTTCGCGACGTGGACAGACTAAACTTTAGTTTTTATGTTGGTCCGCCGTTATCGAAGGTTATGCCGACATCACTTCGTGTGGTGTGGTGGATGGGTGTTGTTATCACGATGTTGTGTGGATTGTTAGTTGATAAGACTAATTTATTACCGATGTTTTGTGTGTACATGCCCATGTTAGCTTCGTGGATCGCTGTTCGTTGGTTGGATAGTCGTATACCAGCTGATGATGAGTCGCGTAGACGTGTGGGGATGTTGGTCACAGTTGCCACAGATGGCAAAGTTTATGGTGACCAAAAAATTGATGTTAGGCCAGATTTGTGGAAGACCGTGTGTCCTAATCCCACAGAGAATACGGGTTTGTTGCGTGTTGTTGTCACATACTATGATTTTGAAAGTAAGTTGACTAAGTCGCACAACCTTGTTATTTCTGTTGGGTATTTTTGGACGTTGGTGTCCACATGTAAGAATATGTCGTATTCGTCGGCTACACAACGTGATCGCATTGCTTCAGCAATGAATTCTGTTGTAAATGTCAATATCTGTTCTACACAGACCGCGGTGATGTTACATTCCGTTCAGTTAGCTCATTTGTATCTAACTGCTTTGAAATTTAACAGTACCGTGGATTTTCCCATAGCCCAGAGCGTTTCCCCGTGCGATATGGATATCGCATTGGTGAGGTACAGTTACCAAAGATTGTACCGCCGAAGCAACTCCCTGATTTTAAGCTTCGAAAAGAGCGACAAGAAGGCCGCCGAATCGTCTCGAGCTCTCTGGGCGTACATGTTGAAGGCGCTTCTTTTGTTCATGGCGACCCAGATTACGTTCCAAATATCGCTGCTAGTGTACTCAAACGTATTTCATGCGATCCTCCACCTGCTCACGGGGGATTACGTGCTCAGTTCTATCGTTTTGTTGATGCTTGGATTGTCACCAATGTTCCTCAGATCGACCCCAGTGAAGAACTCGATCCTCATGCGTGGATTGACTCTACTTCTTATCCTGGGAGCCGTAAGCGTGCTTTGCACAATTTGGCTGCCAGGTTACATGAATGTGGGGATCCCAGGTCAAAACGGAATACAGAGGTTAAGTTCTTCAGTAAGGACGAAGACTACCCAAGTTACAAGCATATCCGCTCGATATATGCTAGAGTGGACGAGTACAAAATTAGAGTTGGACCTTTTTTCAAGAGCTTGGAGGCCGTTATCTACGGACACCCGAGCTTTGTTAAGCATGTCCCCTACTCATCGCGAGCTAAATACGTATCTGATCGGATTCAATCCCCGAACCCTGCCGCCAGATATATTGCAACTGATTACACAGCCTTCGAATCTCACTTTGACCCTCGAACACTTCAAAATATCGAGTCTCGATTATACCAGTGGTTCGCGGGGAGTAATGTTCAGGCAAGACTTGCAGCCAAATTGCACATCGACGTTACCACAGGCTACAATCACTGTAGCTCGAAGGGATGTCGTGTGGGATTATTTGGCAGACGCATGTCTGGGGAAATGTGCACGAGTCTCGGAAATGGATTCACTAATCTCATGGTGTTCGAGTTCATCAGATGGCATACAGCGAACCCGTGTGCCGTTGCTGTTGTTGAGGGTGACGATGCCGCGGCTTGCATCGGTGAACCAGGTTTATTACCCAACCCCACTGGGTCACATTATCCAGCCCTTGTACGATCCCCCCACAAAGGAGGAAATCTTGAAACGCAGGAACCATCGACCGTTCGAGTACAGCCCGTATTTGACGGAAGAAGCGAATGCGTTAAGAGAGCTCAATATGATGAAAACTTCACTCGTATTGCCTCTTCACGAACCGAGTATGATGAGTATTTACGATACTACAGCACGGCGATTGGGGGATCAACGTACGACCGAGGATGTGAGTTGGCGCGACATGTTGTCGATGCTGGCATCTCGGACGTACTATATCAAACCTATGGATGGGGAGCACACTTAGACGAGTGTGCCCTCATCCAGAAACTCTACGAGCTATTGGGGTTCAATGTCAAAATTGAGTTCCATAAACGAGTTTCAAAGGTGGGATTTTGCTCAATGATATTCGATGAAACAGATGCAGTTGTGGTGCCCGACCCGTATAAGAAAATTATGAAGTTTGGTTGGGTTCCGGCAAAGTATCGTGGTGCGTCGAATAAGGTACGCTTGGAACTATTGCGTGGTAAGGCCATGAGTCTTTTGGCGGAAGGACGCGGTGTGCCCATACTCCAGAGTATGGCCATGGCGTATATCCGGCTGACGAAAGGTTCTCACTATCGCATAGATGATTGGTGGGCGAGACAGAAGTTGAAAGATACTTTAATCTCCCCGCTTGTCATAACTGAAGGTACTAGAATTGTTATGTGTGACACTTATGGTTATACCATTGGGGAACAGCTCGAACTTGAAAAATATTTCGACGAGTTGGATGTTTTGAAACCTATATATCATCCAGTGTTAGCTTCGCGCTTTACTATGGATCAAATGATGTATTTCAGGTTTTATGTGAAACACATAGAGGAGGGTAGCCATCCATATATCCCGCTGCCTCTGATAAATTCTATTGACTTACAGTTTATCAACGCTTACATTCATGCCTCCGAAAGGAAGAAAGAAGAAATCCACACGCTTGGTCCGGTCCGTCGCCAAGCCTGTGAGTAAAATTAGACGAAAGAAAGTTGGAAGGAAGGTTGTGCCTCTCAAACGAGGTCCGATAGTCCGTGGTGCTGAGATGATCGGTCAAATGATCGCCCCAGGAATTGGAGGGCACGTCGGTAGATTAGCTGGCTACGCTGGACAGCGTTTGTACAACTATGTTACCGGCTCAGGTGCTTATTCGATTGCAAGCAATAGCTTGATGGGTGTGTCAAATGTCCCGTCTTTTGGCGAAACGGTTATACGGATGTCCGCGCGAGAGTACTTGGGTGATATTAATGGATCGCTGGATTTTAAGAATCGGCAGTTCTTTATCAACCCGGGGAATCCGCGGACTTTTCCATGGTTGTCACAGGTTGCAAATCAGTTTCAACAGTACAAAATCCATGGTTTATTGTTTGAGTTTGTGTCCACATCTTCAAATGCCCTTAATAGTATCAATACTGCACTGGGAAAAGTCATCATGGCTACTTCATATAATGTGAGTGCCCCACCATTTACTGACGTTAAGTCTGCTTTGGTGAGTCAATTCGCGAATATGGGCAAGCCAGCTGACAATCTAGTGCATGCCATTGAGTGTCGTAAAGGCAGTTCAGTGTTGGATGACCTGTATGTGTCAACTAATGGTTCAGGGACCGAAGACCCAAAGTTTTATGACTTTGGGAATTTTCAGTTGATTACAGAAGGTATGCAGGCAGTGTCTGATATCGGTGGCCTTTGGGTCTCCTATGATATCACATTGCTCAAACCCACACTACTGTTTAACGATGCGCTCATACCCACACAATCGTGGGCTAATATTTTGGGTGGAAATACTGGTATCTTCGATTACAAAGGTGACGCGATTCCCGCTGTGCCAGCGGTGGGTGTCACGCCCTTTGCTAGTAGTCCTATAGATAGTTGGTTGGAAATTAACAACCCCCGAATTGGGGACAAATATATGTTTCAGATGACTGCTTTTGCGTCTGATGGTAAAGCCATCACGTTACCAAGCATTATATCAACAGTGGATGGACTTGTGGGTGACGCTTTTCAGCGTGACGTCGGTACCGGTGGATCAGCTGCCTTTTGGGAGATTGTTCGCTGGGTCGAGGTCACATCAAGTGTCCCCGTTAGTTTTCCATTCATTGGGATGCATATTGTCACATCAGTAGCTTTACCAGCTACATGGTCTACTTATTTAACGGTTACTAAACTAAATCCACAAACTCCATGGTTAGCGGGCGATTTCACCACTGTGTCTATGACACGTGATGAAGCTATTGCTGCGATTATGAAGCGTGGTTTGGATTCTAAACTTCCCCCGTCTGTTATTGATTTAGCAGATGATAAGAAATCTCTAGCATCTGATGATGAATTAGATGACAAGAGAACTGGTTTGGTTGACTTACGCTCGCGCGTTTCAGGTGTTGTTATGGCTGCTCAGGCAGCTTTGGCCGCACCGTTAGCCACGTCTACTTCTTTGAGCGCTCGGGTCGCAGGTGATGTTGTCACAGCACGTGGTGCTTCAGCTTCATTGGCGATACCGGGCAGTTCTGACTCTGTGTCGACATCTCGTCGTTCGGGGCGCGCTGTAAGTGCGTCTTAGACGGATGTTGGCCGTTTCAGCGGGTTGTGTGTTCACGTACTGTAACACTCCGACTTATTGTAAGTTATGTCGTTAAATTCTTCTATGTGAGTGGGTTCTCACATAAATTG